TCATCAATCTATTAAAAACATGATTGAATGGCGGAAGTTCACCTCAGGTGTCTAATGCCCACAATTATTAAGATTAAGAAAAAGAATCATGCAATGATTGTAGTTGATTCAGAGCCGAGTGTTTTGAATGAGCTATCTGACTTCTTTACTTTCTATGTCCCTGGATATAAGTTTATGCCAGCATACAAGAACAAAGTATGGGATGGAAAGATACGGTTGTTTGATATAAGAACTCATGAGTTATATGCAGGTCTCTATAGGTATGTAAAAGAATTTGCAAATGCCGAAGGTAGAGACTATGCTATTGAGTTAGAGCATGATAATTATTATGGTTACCCAGAAACAACTGGTGAACCTGATATGAGTTTCTTAAATGACTATACACTCACTGGTAACAAAGGTGAGAAGATCGAGCCAAGAGATTATCAGATTCGTGCTATAGAACACGGTTTAAGAACAAAATCGGCAATGTTGATATCACCTACTGCATCTGGTAAATCACTTATTATCTATTGTTTGATGCGTTGGTACTTAGAAAACCATGATAAGAAAGTTCTTATTGTAGTACCAACAACTTCTCTTGTTGAACAAATGTATTCTGATTTTGAAGCTTACAGTAAGTATGATGACAATTTTGATAATAGCATTTGCCAAAGAATCTATTCTGGTGCACCTAAACATAACGATCCCGCAAGGGTTATTATATCGACTTGGCAATCAATCTATAAACTGCCTGGTACTTGGTTTTCGCAGTATGGTGCAGTATTTGGAGATGAGGCGCATAACTTTAAAGCTAAATCATTAACCAGTATTCTTACAAAATTAAGAGATGCTGAATATAGATTTGGAACAACGGGTACTTTAGATGGAACACAAACACATAAACTAGTATTGGAAGGACTATTTGGTCCAGCTTTCTATGTAACTACAACTAAAACTTTAATGGATAGCAATGATCTAGCTCAATTAGATATTAAGGTCTTATTGTTGAAATATAAAGACGAGCACTGTCGTGTAGTGAATAAATATAAGTATCAGGACGAAATTGATTGGATTGTAAGATACGAAAATCGTAATAACTTTATTTCTAACCTAGCTCTAGATCAAGATGGTAACACATTAGTTCTATTTCAATTTGTAGAAAAACATGGAAAACCTTTATATGATTTGATTTTGAAAAAAGCACATAAGAGAAGAAAAGTCTTTTATGTTTCCGGTGAAACTGATACTGACACAAGAGAACATGTACGTAAGATAACGGAGGAACAGAAAAATGCTATCATTGTCGCATCTTTGGGTACTTTTAGTACTGGCATTAATATTCGGAATCTACACAATATTATCTTTGCGTCACCTTCAAAGAGTCAGATCAAAGTTCTTCAATCAATTGGACGAGGATTAAGAAAGAGTGATGATGGTAAGAATACCATATTGTATGATATTGCAGATGACTTACATTGGAAGAGTTCTAAAAACTATACACTTTTACATGCAGCTGAAAGAATTAAAATATACACCAAGGAACAGTTTACTTTTAACATTATAGAGATCCCATTACCATGACATACAGTTTAGACGATATCAATATTCAATTATTCAAACTATCATCAGGAGATGAGATTATCTCTCTTGTATATGAAGAGCCTGGAGGTGTTCTTATCGGATTAGAAAGTCCACTTCTTCTTCATACGAAAGTAACTGCCGAAGCTCATTCATATGCTTTTAGTGATTGGGCTCCGATGTCTAAGAGTAGAGGTAAAATTAATCTCAATCCAAGTCATGTTATATCTCAATCAGAAGCAGATGATGAGATTAAAGAACGATATATAAGAATGTGCTTAAGGATAAGGGAAGATGAGATGGAACTAGAAGATGATGATCACGATCCTCTAAGAGATGAGCAACTAGAACAGTTCTCAAAATTAGTACCTAAGAAAGCTTCTATACACTGACTGTGGGTATCCTCCCCTCCTCAGCCTACTCTCTTATTATATCATACTTTTGGAGTTTTGTAAACCCCTAATTTCATTTATTTTCAATTTATTTTACATAAAATATTCCTTTACAAATGGATAGAATTGTGTTATAATAATAGTATTAAAAATGAAATAAAGGATTAAACATATGGACATAAACTTACAAACCCACTTCAGGGATTTTCAATCAATCACGGATATTGACCTTAAAATGAAATACCTTAAGGACAATATGGATGATTTGTCCACATACAACATACATGTTCCTAATCTAATTAAGGCTTGGGAATCTAACTCTTGGCCATGGAATAGGCCTAAACAACTAGGGGAGTCTGAAACGGTATGAAACCAAAACAAAAACCACACTATGTAAATAACAAAGAGTTTTCGCAATCTGTGGTTGACTATGTGAAACTCGTAAATGAAGCACAGGCACAAGGAAAACCCTTACCTGTAGTAACTGATTATATTGCAACTTGCTTTTTAAAGATCGCACAGGGCTTGTCACACAAGGCCAATTTTATTCGCTATACATATCGCGAAGAGATGGTAATGGACGCGGTAGAAAACTGTTTAAAAGCAATTACCAATTATAATATTGAAGCGGCTACTCGTACTGGTAAGCCAAATGCATTTGCATACTTTACACAAATATGTTACTATGCATTCTTACGAAGACTTGCAAAGGAGAAGAAACAGCAAGATATCAAGTTTAAGTACATTGAAAAAGCTGGTATTGAAGATTTTATTATGGGTGCAGATACCGATAGTACTATTGATTCTACCACAAGAGCCTTTGTTGACCAATTAAGAGATCGTATTTCTGTAGTACGTTCAAATGATGGTGCAATCAAAGAATTTGCAAAAGAAGAAAAGAAGAAAGAAAAGGCTCGCAAAGCGGAAGGCCTGGAACTCTTCATGGGAAACTAAATGAAAATAGCAGTCTTGAATGACACCCACGCTGGTGTTAGAAATAGCTCAGACATATTTCTAAATTATCAAAAGAAGTTTTACGAAGATCAGTTCTTTCCATATTTGAAAGAACATGGTATTAAACAGATCTTGCATCTAGGCGATTACTATGACCATCGTAAGTTTATTAACTTCAAAACACAAAACGAAAATAGAAAGATGTTCCTTGAACCTATGCGTGAGCTAGGTATTACAATGGACATTATTCCTGGCAACCATGATGTATTCTATAAGAATACGAACGACTTATGTTCTCTTAAAGAACTACTTGGTTACTATACAACTAACGTTAACATTATTATGAAGCCTACTGTAGTAGATTATGACGGTCTACGTATTGCATGTATTCCATGGATCAATAACGAAAACTATGAATCTACTATGAAGTATCTTGCTAAAGTAGATGCTGACTGGGTAGGATCTCATTTAGAGCTTGAAGGCTTTGAAATGATGAGAGGCGTAACTAATACGCATGGTATGAGTAAAAATACGTTTAAACGATTTGAATGTGTTATGTCAGGTCACTTCCATACTAAATCAGCACAGGACAATATACATTACCTAGGCTCACAGTTCGAGTTTACATGGGCAGATGCTAGTGATCCTAAGTACTTTCATATTATCGATACTGAAGACCGCTCACTTACACCTGTCAGAGTAAATCAAACTCTGTTCAAAAAAGTCCTTTACAATGACGACAAAATAGATTATAATAACTATAATTGTAATGAACTAATAGATAAGTTTGTTAAAGTCGTTGTAGTAAATAAGGCAGATCATTTTATGTTTGATCGGTTTATTGACCGTATTCAGAGCATTGATCATCATGACCTAAAGATTGCAGAGACCTTTGATGAATATCTTGGTGAAAATGTAGTTGATGAAGGTATCTCAGTTGAAGATACTACTGAATTGCTAGACTCATATGTTGAAGCAGTTGAGACCGAGTTAGATAAGGAAAGGATGAAAGCCTTAATGAGAGGTCTATATGTTGAAGCACAAAATAGTGAGGTGCTATGATTAGATTTAAGTCAGTCCAGTGGAAGAACTTTCTTTCAACTGGTAATAATGTAACGCGTATCGATTTAGTAAAGTCGCCATCCACATTAGTGGTTGGTCAGAATGGTGCTGGTAAGAGTACTTTACTAGATGCACTTTCGTTTGGATTGTTTGGTAAACCCCACCGAGCGATCTCTAAAAATCAGCTA